GCATTAAAATGGGCTTCTCGAAATGGTCATGTTGAGGTTGTAAAGGTTTTACTTAATGCTAGGGCTAATGTGCATGCTAATGATGATCATGCTTTAAGATGGGCTGTTAGAAATGGTCATGTTGAGGTTGTAAAGGTCTTACTTGATGCTGGGGCTGATGTGCATGCTGAGGCTGATTATGCATTAAGGTGGGCTTCTCAAAATGGTCGTGTTGAGGTTGTAAAGTTATTAAAAAAATATATGTAATGAAAGCTAATAAAATATTCGAAACTCTTATATCAAAAAATAAAAAAGATGAAATATTCAATTATTCTTCTATTTTAAATAATTCATGGAGAGAAGTTATTAATCAAGGAAAGGAATTTGCAAGAATATCTTTTGATTTAGAAAATAATGAATCAACAGGAGAAAAAAAGACTATTTTAATTGAAAAGAATTTAAGAAAAGATCAGCCTGTTAAATACAAAATTAATACTGAACTATGCGCTGCAGGTGGAGATTGGGAATATTCTGTTTTATATTTTAAAATTCAAATGGTAAACAATTATAGTTTAACAAAATCTACATGGAAAGAAAATCCTGAATATATATGGGATATTGAAACAACTGGAAAAAAATTATTTAATTGTTATGTTATGATTCCACCAAAGGAAGCTAGTAATCCATTAACAGATAATATAGATAGTGATAATTATGATTGGAGAGCATATCAAGATAGTGAAGATTTCAAAGGTATGAATAATAAAGAAATTAAAGAATTAACTAAAAGTGATCATAAATTAGCATGGAAATGGCTAGAAAATACAATAGAAGAAGCCATTAATAAAAGACATGAACGATTAGACGAAAATTTATTTGAACATATTAGTAATATATTAAAACCTAAGACAACAGAAGAAATAGAACAAGTTATGGAGACTTTACCAAAAGATGATCTTGTTAATTTCATGGCTGGAGAATATAGTGAAGAGGATTTAATTGATGCATTTGATACTTTATCTTTAAACACGCAACTTAAAGCTGCTATGCATGCATTTACAATGGAAAATGAAAGCAATATGAATGAATTATTAGATATGATAATTGGTTCATTAGAAGAAGGAAATAGAGGTGAATGGAATTATATTTTTATAATGTTATGTGATCAATTAACAGAATATGATATTAGAATAATGCTTGAACGAATGGTAAAAAAAAATAACGACTAATGATAATAAAAGAAAGTATAGGAGATATTTTAACACCTAAATCTAAACAAGAAATTGATGGCGTATTATCAGATTATAGTACAAGAGAATTGATTGAAATTCTTGAGGATCATCCATTTGTCATATTTAAAATTTTTGAACGAGATGATTATATAAATGAAATGGATGAAGATGATGTTAATAATTTGTTAAATAATTGTAGTTATTATTTAGGATATAAATCTCCTTATTCTGAAGCTGAGTCAAAAATTATAAAAAACAAATTATTAAATGTTTTAGTAAAATCTGATAATGAATTTTTTTCTGGATTTAGTTTATCTAAAAAAGATAATAAATATTATCTTAATTTTGATTGGTGGGATGATTTTTATATTTTCTTCCATCGTAATAGTAGAGAAAATATACAACAAATATTAAGTGGAGAAGGAACTAATATTTTTAATCATGGTGGATATATTGATAATGATTTTGAACAACTATTAGATTTTAATTTGCAAATTCCTGAATTTAAAAAAATTGTAATAAATGAACTAAATGATATTAAAAATAAAAAATATAATACAACAGATTTATTATCTGAAATAAAAGAATTAGATATATTTAATTCTATTTTTGAAATAATTATTGATAATGAAGAGTTATTTCCTTTAATAATAAATGCAATTGAGAATACTATTAATAATATTCAAGTAATTGCAGATGAATCTGAAGCATATAAAGATTTAACAAGAAATATACAAAATCATTTAATAAATTGGAAAAATAGTGGTGATGGTTTAATTGCTAATATATCAATTGATGAAATATGGGTTTTATGGCGTATTGAATTTATGGGAGAATCTGAATTTAATTATAATGAAGATAGATGGAATGGTGATATATTAGATTTTAAAGATGATTTTACAGATGAATTAATTGATAAACTTGGAGATATTAAGGGTGTTTTACAAGAATCAACAGGATTTGAAAAATTTTTAAAACCAAAAAATAAGAATGAAATTTTAGATGAATTTAACACCCTTAATTTAATGGGGCAAATACGTTTTCTAAAAGATGAAATTCTCCATAATAATATATATCAATTTACTAATCCATGGTATAATAGAAATATTGTTTCTGAAGAACATTGGCCTTTAATTTATAAAATTAAACATAGTTTTGATAACAAAAAATTTAATAAAAGATTTAAAACTAAATCTATTGATATATATGGTGATTTTATTTACTTTAGAATATATAAAAATTCATATGCGTCAGAGCCATATGTAACATTAGGACAAACAGAAAATGATGATTTTATTGAGGTTATTAATCCAAATAACAAAAGTGAAATATTAAAAAAGATTTATAATTATGATGAATTTATACAATGGTTTGATGATTTAAAATATCATACATTATTTTAATTATTTAAATCTTTTTTTCTTAAGTTCTTCTTCTAATTTTATTTTTAACAAATCAGTTAAATCTTTCCAATTATAAATTTTATTAAGATAATCAGGAACTGTATTATTATTTAAAAGAATAGCATAATCATATCCTTTATATTGTCTAACTATTTTTTTAACATTTCCTATAGATTTATCATAATTAGTAAATCTAAAATAAAATTCTGCATATTCTTTTTTATTCTTTAATGATGTATATTGTAAACCAGGATTTGCTATTCTAAAATTATAATTAATTTTGGCTTTTTGATATAAATTAATTATTTCTGGTATATTTCTAGTAGTATTATTTAAATCAAAAAATGGAATTCTTTGTTTCATTGCTAAAAAAATAATATCTTTAAATTTTTTAGGTATAAGTTTATCGATTTCATTTTTCTCTTTAGACTTAAATAAAGATTCGTTTATAAATTTAGCTTTCATTTATATATATTTTTTTAATATCTTTACAACTTCAGTATGACCATTTTTAGAAGCATATCTTAAAGCATAACCATCCATAGCATGAACATCAGCTCCAGCATCAAGTAAAATCTTTACAACTTCAGCTTGACCATTGTTAGAAGCCCATCTTAAAGCATAATCATTCTTAGAATGCACATCAGCCCTAGCATCAAGCAAAATCTTTACAATTTCAGTATGACCTTGATCAGAAGCCCATCTTAAAGCATAATCATTATTAGTATGCACATCAGCCCTAGCATCAAGTAAAACCTTTACAACTTCAGTATAACCATTTTCAGAAGCCCCTCTTAAAGCAGCATTATTATTAACATGCACATTAGCACCTTTTTCTAAAGCTAATTTAACTCCACTTGCAAAACCTATTTTAATTGATTTAATTAATAAATCATCTGGATTTAAATTTTTAAGTTCTTTCCAAATATCATCATCAGATTTTGGTTTTAATATATTATTAAAATTTTCATTTACAAATTTAGCTTTCATTTAAACTATTTTTATTTATATATTTAAAAAAAATTATACTATTTAGAAATTAGAATATATAAATAAATATAAAATTAAATATGATTAGTGATATTTATAATCGAAGTCCTGAGGATCCGAATTATGTTTATGGTATACTTCAACATTCTGATCCAATTGAAAGCATAATTTCAAAAATCAAAATGATTTTTGGTACATCTCAGGGTCAAGTATTAGGAGATCTAAATTTTGGAGTTGGTCTTGAAGATTTAGTGTTTCAAACAAGAATTAATAAATTAGAATTAGAAGAGCAAATCAAATCTCAAATATTACAATATGTAGATGAATCAAAAGATTATAAAATAGAACCAAGAGTATCTTTTGGAAAAGGAGATGGATTTGATTATGCAGTTATTGACATTTTTATTAATAATCGAAAAGTAGTTGGAATATTAGTTAATTAAATATGGATGCAAAATTTATAGAAAACGATATATTTAAACCTAAATCTATTGATGATATTAAAAAAAATCATTTAGATATAGTTAAAAACAGAATGCCATATGGGCAAATAAAGCCGGATTGTTTTACAACTATTAAAGATAAAAAATATGAGGTTTTGATAACATACATATCTGATAAGAATATATATGGTTATATTTTTAGATATGATATAAAAAAACCCCAATGGATGTTTCATAAATGGACTTATCTTGGATATTCTACTGTAAATATTATTTTTAATATAATTATTACTGAAGATATACAAAAATACTTAGATAATATATCTAAAACTCATAAATTTGTATATGAATCTTTATTTAAATCTAAAAGTATAGATGAAATTAAGATAAACCACTTAAAACAGATTCAAAGGGTAAATAGATTACATCCAGATGTTTATACTAAAACTATTAATAATAAATATGATGTAATAATAACAGATATTAATTTAGTTGCTTTAATAGGATATATTTTTGCATATGATATACAATATCCACAATGGTTAACTCATAAATGGAGTTTTGATGGTTTTTCAACAACGCACAATGTTTTTGATATAAATATAACAAGTGAAATAAAAGAAAAAGAAAAAGATATTTTGAAATCTACTTTTTATGTTTCTAAAAATATAATGGAAAATTCTATTTTTAAACCAAAAACCAATATAGAATTATCTAAAGAAGAAATGCGAATAATAAATGTATTAAAAAAAATATTAATCGTATTAGAAAAAAACACTGCTAATGTTACAAACCTTGATCTAGCTCAACATATTTTTAATAAAAATTTCAATATATCTCATGATATTTTATATGATATTAATAACGCAATTGTTGAATGGAGAAATTTTTCGGAGCCATCTTCAAATACAGCAAAGATAATAATAACATTGATCAAAAATTTTCTTAATAAAATTAATGAATTAAAATAAAAAATATATGTCAAATAATAATGTAAAGTTCGATTTCTTTCGAACAAATCGTATCAGGTTCTCAGAACTTTATCAAGATTCTATAAATTTTATAAAGGCAACATATGAAGATGTAGGACAATACTTTACTATGGCTTCACCTATGGGACAATTATTACAAATTACTCTTCACTTAGGAAGAATGATTTTATATTATAATGAAGATTCGATAACTGAACTTAATATTAATACAGCTACTCGTCCTGGAAGTGTAAAAGGAGTTGCATCATTAACAGGTCATAATCCTTCTAGGGCTATGGCGGCAAGGGGGACCCTTAGATTAACTTACAACGGAGAAAAGATTGATCTATATGGAAATACTATTACTATCCCCAACTATACCCAAATCACATCTACAACTAACGGGCTTACATACACTGTAGTTCTTCCTGGAGAAGAAGTTAGATTAGATTTAACAGGTATAAATAATTATGTTGATGTAAATATTATGCAAGGAAAACTTGAATATCAACAAGCATCTGGAACCGGTGACCCTTTACAATCTTATAATTTTCAAAATAAAAAGGGTGCTGGAATTGATAATTATTTTGTAAATATTTATGTTGACGGAAAACGTTGGGACAAAAGAGATTCTATTCTTGATATGATTTTTCAAGAAGAAGTTTATATGGTTAAAACTGGTCAATCAGGAGGGATTGATATTTTTTTTGGTAATGGATATAATGGATCAATTCCAAGATTAGGATCTACTGTTTTAGTAGAATATCTTCTTACTGATGGAGAACCTGGTAATATTAAAACACCAAGTGCTGAGTCTTTAACTAATTGGAAATTTGAAAATAGAGGATATGCTTTAAATGGTGAAGAAGTAGATTTAAATAAAATATTAAAAATTGCAATTAAAAACGATATTATTTTTGGAACATTAGATGAACCTTTATATTTGACAAGATTATTAGCCCCACATATGTCACGTTCTTTTACATTAGCAAATGCAGATAATTATATTTATTTTTTACGAAAGTTAAATATGTTTACTGTTGTTGATGCATTTCCAGGATTTGCTACATATGAAGATCAATATGCATTAGATAAATTTAATAATGCAACTGATACATATGAAACGATAAATAATGAATATAGAAATTTATCATCAACTATTGGTGTAAATTCAGAAAGAACATTAGCAAAAAAAATAGAATTAGATAAAGCACAAAGTGAAGTTTATAAATGGAAAACTATTTTAACTGAGCAAAAGAAAGATGATAATACAGTTTATTTATTCTTGATTCCTGATGTTAATAAGCGAATTTCATCAGCCCAAAATTATTATACATGTTCTTTAGACTCATTTATATTAACATCAAATGAAAAAACTGCTATTTTAGATTTAATCGAAGAAAGTGGACAAAGAATAATTACAGTAGATAATGCTATTACAACTTTAAAATATCCTAGATTTGTTTTAAATATGTCTTTAATTTTATTTGAAGGGTTTGAACTTGATGTTATAAGGGAACAAATTATTTCTAAAACATCTGATTATTTCTTACAAAATACTAGAAGAGATAGAGTACCATCTTCTGATTTAGTTCGTATTATTGAAAATATTGAAGGAGTAGATTCTGTTACAGTATGGTTTGATGCAGATAAAAATAATAAAATTATTTACGGAACAGGATATGGATTAGATGATTATGGTGATATATTATTGGAACGTTATGTTAATGACGCATTTGGTAATAAAGTTTTGGTTAAAGATTTATATCCATTAATAAGAGGAGATTTTGAATCTTCTAATGAAATTATCTATGAAGATTCTTTAGAAAAATCTAAATTATCAAATGTTAATATAAATTTAAGAGGAATAACTCCTGTAGATTTTAATTCAAATAACAACAAAATAATTGTTAGTAATTTATAATGAAATTGTTAATTTATTTACCAAATATATGTAATAAGTTATTAAAAAGTATTATATTTACCAAAATAATTGTATTTAATTTATAATGAAAGCTAAATTTGTGAACGAAAGTAATATATTTAAATCTAAGACTAATGATGAAATATTATTAGAAATTAAAAAAATGCCACCAATATCTGCATTTTTTGAAGCAATTAAATATGGATTAATAGATTATATTAAATTAAAATTAAAGGAAAATAAACACATAAAAAATCATGAGTGGGGTGATGGCATGCCTAATACTTATATTCCTGTTAGCTCTGGGTTAAAATGTGCTTGTGAAGTTGGGAATGTTGAAATCACTAAACTATTAATTAAAAATGGAGCTGATATTCATACTGAACAAGGTGCTCCTTTAATATTAGCAATAATAAATAATAATATCGAAATTGTAAAATTATTATTAACAAAGGGTATTAATGCTAATATTACTAATATTTCTAATGGTTTACCTTTAAAATATGCTGTTGAAAAAGAAAATATAAATATAATTAAATTATTACTTGATGCAGGAGCTAATGTAAATATTCAAAATAATTATCCATTAAGGCTTAGTATTAGTAAAAATAATTATGAAATTGTTAAATTATTATTAGAAGCAGGGGCTGATCCAGGCAAATTTACGAAAGATAATGAATTATTAAAACGAGTTTTGTTAAATAATAATTATAGTATTGCTAGATTATTAAAAATATATGAAAAATGAAAAATAAGCATATAAGCGAAAATGTATCTAATTTTCTAAAACCTAAATCTGAAAAAGAAATAAACAAAAGTTTCAAATTAGATAAATTAGATAACATATTAAAAAATGTATTAACTATTGAATTAACTTCTAATAAATTATTACAACCATATCATTTGGGAACTCTAGTAGCTGATTACATATTAGAACTTTATGATACTATTCCACAAGATGATAATGGGGTTCATCCATATGTAAGATCAAAAATTAATTTGGTATTAAGTAAAACATATCCTGAGTGGGGCAAACCAGATCCTAAATATGACATTACATTTAATTATAAAAATAAATTTAATGTTTTTTGGCTTGGATTAACAACAGCATTAAATTATGGAAAAGATGATGATGAAGAATATAATGATGAAGAGTATTAATTTTTATTATATTTGTAAAAAATTTATATAAATATTCATCATATTATAATTATGAATATATTTAAACCAAAATTATCAGAAGAAATAATGCTGGCTACAGAGGATGTTGATTCAATTGGTATAATACAAATGTTAGAAAAATGCAAGCTAAATATATAAAATAAAAGATAAATTATGGCTGCTAATAATCAAATAAATAATCCACGTGCTGGGGTGCCAGCACGAAATACAAATAAAGTTCGTTTGCCTTATTTATATCAAGCTAAACATAATAATGATGAATTCAAAAATTTAGGTTATGACTATACAGGAAAAATATTAAGAAAAACTACATCATCTGAATTATGGGCTAATCCATTACAAAACGCATTAATAGGACAAATAGAATCATTAATGACATATATTTTAGAATCAACTAAAATGATAAAAAAATGGGTTTCAATAGCTCATGATAAGGATACGTTAAATATATCATAATGAATATCTTATATAATCGTTGGTTATTTATAAAACACAATGATCAATATCATCATATTAATTTATTAAACCAATTAATTAATGTTATTTAATCCAAAAACTATAAAAGAAATTAAATCAGATATTAATGCAAATCAATTGTTATTAATATCTGCACGATATAATTTTATGGATGGTGTTAAATATGCTATAAAAATCGGTGCTGACGCTAATGTTAATGGAAGATTAGCATTCGCTTATGCTAATAATTATGATAATTCTGACATGTTAAAATTATTAAGAAAATTTATAACTAAAGAAGATTCTAAGTTTTCTTGGATAATATTTGACATGAAACCACCTAGTATAGATATTAATATATTAAAATACATAATTAATATTATTTAAATAAATAACAAAAATGAATATAAAAT